GATTTCATTTCGTACTACTGCTGGCATAGTCAGATACTCCTTGCTTTTCATGGAAATGGTGATGTCTGCGATACGCCGATAGATTTCTTCTTCCGCACCGGGTTTTGGCTTATAAGAAAAGATCATCTGTTGGTTCCGTTTATCCGGTTGGAAAAATTCACTCCGGTAATGGGTGATAAAACGACCAAGTCGCTGTCCCATATCCAACAGGCGAAACTCTGCCCATAGATCCATCAGGCCATTTGAAGAAGGCGTACCTGTCAGTCCTACGATGCGTTTTACCTTGGGACGAACTTTTAATAGACTCCGAAACCGTTTTGCTTGATATGATTTAAAAGAGGAGAGTTCATCAATTACCAGCATGTCATAATGAAAGGGGATGCCGGAATCTTCTATCAACCAAGGCACATTCTCGCGATTGATAATGTGGATATTGACCTGCTGCAAGAGTGCGGCTTTTCGTTCCGTAGCCGTACCAATAGCAACGGCATACGTTAAGTTATGCAGATGGTCCCATTTCTGGATTTCTGCTGGCCATGTGTCCCGTGCTACCCGGAGAGGCGCGATGACCAGAACGCGGTGTGCCTTGAAGCTGTCAAACAGCAGATCGTTCATGGCCATCAGGGCAATGGATGTTTTGCCCAAGCCCATATCAAGCAGAACGGCGGATATCGGATGCGTTTCGATGTAGTCGATGGCATATCGCTGGTATTCATGAGGTTTGTATTTCATCCAGCATCCCTCCAATCTGCTCTGGTCGGTCAAGCACATAGACTTTGAAGTCCAGCCGACGAAGCAGTTCGTGTCTTGCTGTCTGTAGCGGGTGCGGCACCTTGCCTGGAGCCTTGACTTCCACGAAGGCCATGTGGCCTCCGGGGAGAAGCACAATCCGGTCCGGCATGCCATCACACCCGGGACTTACGAACTTTGGCGCAATACCGCCCAACATCTTTGCCGCCTGTGTTAATTTTGCTTCAATCTGTTTTTCTCTCATTTTCAGGTCCTCCATCAGGATTTTTAACTGGGGTGTTGACCTCGACGACCTCGATATACAGACTTTTTTTATATCAATTTTTATGTCCCTAAGAAAAGTTCCTGTAAAAGAGGTCGTCGAGGTCAACATTTGGTAGTTATTTCAGAAAATCTTCAAAATCTCCATCATCCGTTTTTAGCCGCAAACCAATAAAAAATCGCTTCCCTCTGGGGTTAGTTCTCTTAAAGCCTGCATTCTCCAGTGCAAAATAGAAATCTGCAGTGCTGCGGACATATTCGTTTGTGTCAATGCTGTAATTACGGTATGCCTGATATAAGGCACCGGAGCTTTCACGGAAACCAGCATCAAGCTCGCATTTGTCTTCAAGAAAATGGCCAAACCAGTCGTTCTGCGCCCGGTACTCTGCAATCGCTTTCTTCACGCATGCCGGGACTGGGATTTTGTAGTCAAGTGCGATGACCTTCCGGGCACCTTCGATGATCCAAGTGAGGATACTTTCACCGGCGTTGTTGTAAAGATACTCGCCGTAATTCTTGATGTCGCTGGTACCTTCGATCTTGGCGTCGAACGGGATGACGATCAGCCTGCGCCAGATACCGTCATCGGAAGCGCTGACCTTCGGCAGATGGTTGGTGTAGAGCACCAATGTATGGCAGGGCGTGAAGCTGAACGGGTCCTTGTACTTTTTCTCCGCAAATACATCGTCGGTGGAGCAGAGCTGTTTGACGGTAGAGTCGTTGAGCCTTGCGCCTTCCTGCATTTCCGCCGCGATCAGCAGACGCTTGCCTTTGACCTCCGCCATTTCTGGCTTGATATTCCTTCGGCAGCCGACCGTCAGCGTATCGGCAGAGATGTTGCCGCTGTAAAGGCCCAGCACACGGGAGACAGCATTCCAAAAGGTCGATTTGCCGTTCCGCCCGCAGCCGTAAGAGATGATGAGAGCTTCCACAAAGACCTTCCCGATAGCGGCCAGTCCGCAGATCATTTGGACATAGTTGATGAGCTCTTGATTCTTGCAGAAGATTAGGTTCAGGCTGTCATGCCAGAGCTGTTCGCCTTTACTGCTGGGTGAAACGGACGTGATCTTGGTGATATAGTCCTCCGGGGAATGTTCCCTCGCTCCAGCGATACCTTTGCGGAGATCATAGGTTGCGGTCGGGGTACAGAGGGCAAAGCAGTCCGCATCCAGATCACGAGGCGAAATCTCCAACATGGGGTGCGCTTCCTTCAGCGTCGCGGTAATATTCTTGGAATCACGGCGGCGGATTGCAAAGGACTGATATGCCTTTGCTGCGAGGAAGGCAGTGTAGGCTTCAGTCTGCGTATCATTGAACAGGGCCTTGGCCTTTGAAGTTGTATCGAGGATTCCCTGAGCGCCGCAGTCCGTCAGGGCTTTCATCGCCTCGTGCATATCCTTCGCGGCTTCCTCCAATTGGCGGCGGGTCAGTTCATGAGCGACGGCCTGTGCTCCGGGTTCAGTTTCCTTCCAGTAGTGTTCTGTGTACCGGATGAAATGGGTGGCTGGCGAGTATCGCAGTTCACCAGAGAAATGCTTGGCAAGCACCTCGGCCTGTCCGACGTCGGAGAAATCTGCCGGTTTATAGGAGGTGTCGTCGTTGTAAACCTCCGGTGAAACGTACCCGGACTGTTGCTGGACTCTGGCGTAAAACCGCTGGGCGCTGTGCCAGATGGTCGAAAGCTCGGAATCTTCCAGAGGGGGTATGCATTTCGCAGCCTCGTCGAGGAAGCACTGGTAAGCTTCTTCGCTGTCGCCGTATTTCTTGATGACCCGCCCGGCAAAACGGGACATGGTTGCGTTGCGGCTGCCTTCCGGTATAACCAGACTGGCTTGATGGCCTCCTGCCATATTTGCATCAAAGTCGTCATCCTCCAGAAACTCGGTCAAATTTATGCTGCCGGGGAAAATTTCAACGTCGGTCGAAGCCGTGCCAAAGAAGAAACGTGCGGCATCCAGCGCCTGTATATCAAAATATGGAAAGATAGAGTTGACCAGCTTCTTCATGCCGCCGTAAGCGGCCGCGTCTGTCATGCGTGTGATCGCAAAAAGGATATGAAACTTCGGCCGGGCGGACTTTCCGTTTTTCTCGCGCATATTGTAGCGGCTGTAGTGGACCGCAAAGCAGACGTCTGGAAAGGCAGCGGCGACGTCCGCAGGCAGTACCCAATCCTCCGGGTTTTCAGAGTGGTCGTTGTCACAGTCGACCGGGAGACAATCCGCGCCGAGAAAATTGTCACCGCTTCGGTAGCTGTTTTTGTACTCAGCGCAGACGTAGTCGTGGCAGACCGCCGCCCGCAGGCTGTCTTCATCCGTAATCACGGTCTTATTGGGATAGGAGCAGTTGCCGGGATTGCCGATGATGTCGGAACTATACAGGGTGAACATCAGTCATGCACCTCTTTCGAACCGTCCTCCAGAACCTTGGTGATGAATTTGAGCGCCGTGATGATCGTTTCAAGCTCACAGTCGCCGCCGAGGGTAACTTCGAAACCCTCGCTGCCAAACTTGTCCCGCGTCACATGGACATCCATCTCTGTGGAGGCCAGATCTTTGATGCGAAAATAGGTGCGGCTGCCGTGTCCACCGTCGCCACCCTGATAACCATTTGTGCCCGCCTCTACTTCGAGAATATTGGCGCTCACGACCTCGCGCTTATAAGTAGGAATTTCAATGCCGCCTATGCGGCGCGTACCTTCAGTGATTGCAAACATCTTGTACCTCCTCCAATTCTTCTGTGAAATAACGCAGGCGGTAGTCTTTCCACCTGGCTCGTTTGATCTCTGCCTGCATGCCAGCCGAGATATTGCTGCCGAACACCCAGACCTCTGAACATTTGCTCATGAGCGCATTTCCGAAGAACAGCCCAAGTTCACGTTCGTTCGGATCGGCGTCATTCAGAAACTGCGGAAACAGCAGATGCGGCGCGATCGGGATGAAACCCTTGTCCACAGCAAACCGGCTGTAACCTCGCGCAGCCTTTACGTTCTTTTCGATGACTCCCGCATAGGGAGAACAGATATATACGATTGGCCGGAAAGCGCGGAGCGCGTGTTTCTCTTTTTCAATCAGCGTAAGGGCTTCATAGGCAGTTGGGTCATGGTAGCCCTCAGCGTTACGTTTATCGATACTCATTTATGAGCCTCCTTTCCGGGCAGGCTTTTAGTCCACCTCTGTTACCCAATGGAGCCGAAAACCCGCCTTGGCCGAAAATTTCTCAGTCTTTTTTATAAAAATCCGTTTCATAGCCATCCGCCCGTAGCAGAAGGCCCTTTGCCCACGGCGGCGTCCGACCCATCTGATCGCAGACCGCCTGCAGAGACATACGCGGATCAGCCTCAATGACCAGTTCATCGTGGATATGCATGACAATGGAGCAGTTCCGAAGCGTCTGCATGGCATAGCACAGGATATCCCGGCTGGTCGCCTGCACGATATTTTCCACAAATTTTGGACCATAGGAATCGAGTCGTTCCCATTTCTTTGTGCCGCCGACACCTTCGTAGGTGATGCAACTGCCGCCGAATTTGTTCTCGCCGATATGCGGTTTGACGTAGACGAGCTTTCGGCCGGAGGGCAGCGTGATAAAAAGCATGCCGCTCTGGCAGGAGAAGATAATGCCGTGCGTTGTATTGGTATGTTTATTGCGAACAGCCTCCATTGCGGCACGGTCCACATCCCACCAGAGTTTTACGATGTTTGGATTGGACTGCCGCCATGCGTCAACCAACGGAGGAAGTTCCTCCTCTGTGAGTCCCATTTCCAAAGCTCCCATCGCTTTGAGCGCCCCGACCGAGCCGCCGTAGCCGAGCGCCAATTCCGCGATTTTTCCTTTTTGCCGCAGGTGACCGTTGATGCCGTGCTTTTCGACAGGGATCTTGAACATCTGACTGGCGCTGGCGCAGTAGATGTCGCCGCCTTTCTTGAATACTTCGGTTCGCCAGTTTTCTCCGGCCAGCCACGCGATCACGCGGGCTTCGATGGCGCTAAAGTCCGATACAATGAACTTTGTACCGACTCTCGGCACAAAGGCTGTGCGGATGAGCTGCGAAAGCGTGTCCGGGATATCTTCATAGAGAAGTTCCAGCGCGTCAAAATCTCCGCAACGCACAAGGGCACGGGCCTGTTTCAGATCGGGAAGATGGTTCTGAGGCAGGTTTTGCATCTGAATCAGCCTGCCTGCCCAGCGGCCGGTCCGATTCGCGCCATAAAACTGGAACATCCCACGGGCGCGGCCATCGGCGCAAACAGCAGTCTCCATCGTCTGGTATTTTTTCACGGACGATTTGGCAAGCTGCTGCCGGAGGGAAAGCGCCTCGCCGAGCGGCTCCGGCGCGATCTTCAGAAGTTCGGCGACGGCTTTTTTGCCGAGCGTATCGGTTTCCAGCCCATTGTCGGAGAGCCATTGCTTCATCTGCTGCACTGAGTTCGGATTATCCAGCTTCGTCAGTTTTTTCATCGCGGCAGTGAGCTTTTCGCGGGACCGGCCGTCCATGTCGATTGCCTGTCTGACCAGTGTCATATCCAAGGCAACGCCATGGTCATTGATTTCCTGATCCAGATGGTATTCATCCCACACGGATTCCGGCACCGGGAAGTTTGCGAGCTTGGCCTGAATCGCCATTTCCGTTTCGACATCCCGAACGTTGTATTTTTTGAACATGGACCATTTCTCCGGTGCATGGTACGGGTAGTTTCGGATACGCTGGCCGTTCACTTTTGTCGGTGCGCAGGGCCGACAGAAAAACTTGACGAGGTCTTTTCCTTCCGTCAGCTTCTGCTTTTCAAGACCGAGGACCGTGCCGACGCCTTCCAGCGAAAGCGGCAGGCCCATTGTGGCAGCCCATATCATGGAGCAGTGCCATTGGGCGGGCTCGAGATATTCGCCGGTCGGTAAGCCAAGATACCGGGATAGGCAGATCCGTTCAAAGCTGGCGTTGAAGGCCCACTTCGTTACGGATTCATCCGTGAGTGCGGCTCTGATTTCATCCGGCAGCTTTTCACCGCAGGCAAGGTCGATGGTTTGTACAGGGCCGTTGTCGGCGCTGTAGCCAAAGAGCAGAATCTCAAAGTCAGGAGCCTCCACATAGCGGTAAACGCCTGATTTTGAGAGGTTGATGCTACTGAAAGTCTCCAAGTCCACGGACAATGATGTTATGGTAGCCATGAAAATATCCTCCCGTGTTTTATGGCGCTGATAATCGACTGTGACACACCATACATGGCAGCAAGGTCCGAGCCGCGTATGCCACACCAAATTCCAAATCGAATCGCTCCAACATCATCAACAGACAGCTTTCTCCATAGCTTCCCTTGTCTATAAACATCAAGGATGTTGTCGGTTCTGGTACCATAGCGAAGATTAGATAAACGATTATCAGTCGGTATACCATTTAAATGAAGAACCTCCATACGCTTTGGAGGCTCTCCAACAAAAGTTTTCATAACGAGCTGGTGTACAGGTTTACCATTGGTGCCTTTGCGAAGAATTACAGAAACATGACCACACTTACAATAGCGACCGGGTTTTAGAATTCGTTCTGGAATAGTACGGTAGAATGGCTTTCCTGTATACCAATTCTTGCTGACGGCCATGCGCTTAAGGCTTTTAATGCGGCCCATAGTGCTTGCCTGATATTCACCCTCATAGCCGGGTATGTCTTTCCATATTTCGTTTTTCATATAATCGTCCTTTCATAACTCGAAAGGGTGGCAAGATTGCTCCCACCACCCACGGGTCAGACCTTACTTATTTAACTGCTCCATACGCTTCTGGTGGTATTCCTCATCACGGGCAGCCTGTTCCTGCTCACGTTTGTCGCGTTCCTTACGGTACTCGATATCGCGGGCGGCGGATTCCTGCTCACGCTTTTCACGCTTGCGGTCGTAGATCCAGCTCTGAATTGCGGTGATCAGGAACACAACGCTGAAGATAAGCCAAATGGCGATAAGCACGGTTACCAAAATTGTCTGCAATGTAGTCATAGTTGTTTCCCTCCTTAGTTCAAAAAGTCGTCATCGTTGTCAGTAGCAAAGTCGTCCTCTGCGCTCATTTTGCCGCCGAGAGGTTCCCCAGCGCGGATAAGTTGCAGATTGTTGAGGCCGCAGGCGATACCCTTGTTGCCGTTGCTGTTGAAGGCATACAGGTTGATGCTGGCGCGGCCGTAGACACCGGAGTAGACCTCAGAACGGGTCAGGACCGGATTGAGGTCTGCATCCACGATGCCGGGTGCCGTAGCGGAGTTGGCATTGATGAAGTAGGCATTGGCATAAGCGGGATCGTCCGGACGCTCGGCATCACCATTGCGCAGTGGATTCTTGATTGCGGCCAACGGCGGTACGGTCTTGCCGTTGCCCTTGAGTTTGGATTCGCCCTCGTGGTAGGCAGCTTCAATGGCGGCCTTCAGCTTGGCGACAGTCTTGGTATCAGATTTTGGGATAATCAGGCTGACACTGTATTTCGGAGTGCCGCCGTTGATGCTTTTGGGCTCCCAGACGTTTGCGTAGCTCCAACGGGTGTCGGGACCGGTGATGACCTTCATGGGGTTTTTGACTTTGTTCGTATTATTAGACATAAGATTGTCCTCCTTAATTTTCATTAAAATCGGCTGTTGCCGTAGACATCGCCGGTCGTTTATCGCTCTCCGGCACGAGCGTTGGTTTGCCTTGCGGTTTTTCGATGTAAGGGCTCAGAAGTTCGTCAAAGCGGGATTTGCCGAGCATTTTTTGCATGGCGGTGATGCCAAGCACCTTGCGTTCATACGGGTCAAAGCCCGCGTGCTCAACAACGTCGGCGACAACCGAGTCATTGACGTACTTCCGATTGGACCTACCTTCGACTAACTTCCAGCCGCTCCACGACTTGCCGCTGATCGCCTGCTGCAGGGCGTATTTCTTTATGTCGGATGCCCATGCGACAAGCTCATCCACCTTGGCGAGAATATCTTCGATATCCTCATCCGTGAGCAGCGGTGGAAGTTTGAACTCATACTGAGCCAGAGCGAGATTCGCTTCGGCACGGGCACGGCAGTCGTTCTTCGCCTTGCAGAAACCGCACCATTCGCCGCAGAGGAAATTACCGTCACCGGCAAACGCGAGTTCGGCGGTAGGCTTCAGAACTTCATCTGCCCAGCGGTACAGGTCATCTTTGGAAACCTCGTAGGTGCTGACGTTGTCCCGGCGCGGCTGGTAGATGGTCATGCTGACCGTTTCAATGTCGTAGATTTTGTCGAAGAGTTCCAGCGCGCCGAGCGCGTAACACATGAGCTGCGGATTTTCCTCCGCCCGGACGAGCACGCCGAGTCCATGCTTGTAATCGCAGATTTTGAGGGTGCCGTCTGCGATGATGAGGGCATCCGCCGTTCCGAAGCCACCCTCCACCCAGCGGGAGAAGTCGACGCGCTGTTCGATGAGCACTACCGGATCGGCGCAGACATGCTTGGCGGCCTCGACCTGTTCGAGTACATAAGCGGCGTAGCCAGTGGCACAGTCATTCATTTCCTTATTGAACCAGGTCAGGTTTTCGGTCGGGTCCTCAGCTTCCAGCCCCAGCGCCTTACGAAGTTTGTATTCGCAAAGTGCGTGGGCGTCGGTCCCTTCGGCGGCGTAATCACTGCCCTTGTCCTCGTAACTCTCGCACAGCCGTGCGGACGGCGGGCAGTGGAGCCAGCGGTCGGAGCTTGATGCTGAGAGCACTGCATGTCCTTTAGGTGGCATCGTCCAGTACCTCCGCATCAGCAAGCAGCGCCTTGTAGTTCGCGGGATCAATCTTCGAAAGTTTATCTGCACCGTACTTTTGAAGCAGCGAGCGAATCTCAACGGTATGACCCTTGCGGGATTTCTCCGCGAGAACGGCTCTCACTTCTTCAAGCGTTAGTGCCGGCTCCGTCACCGGTGTTTCTTCGGAAGGCTCTGCGGCGCTAAACGCCCCGTTCAGCCAGTCTGCCACGCTGTTAATAGCGGCAGCGGCATTCCGCAGTTCTTCGATGATAGTAGCCATATCGCCCATTTTGCTCATCGGAATTTCCTCCTTCCTTGTGTTGACTCTGGTTGGCAAGTACGGTCAGTTTTCTTGCCAGACGTTTGGACACGACGCTGATCGTGGTCAGAACTTCAATGAGCTCCTCGTCTGCAGCACTGGTCCGGGTATTGGTTTCGTACATTTCGTTCACCTCCTTGGAAGGAGCGGTTGTCGTTTTTGCTCTTTCCACTACCCAATGGAGGTCAAAGTGCCGTTTGGCCGAAAAGCTCAGAAAGTTTTTGAAAAAAAGATGCCTCTCTCCAGCAGAAACCAGAGAGAGGCGTTGAAGTTTAGATGAAATCCTTCAGATAATCGGCAAGTGCGGCAAACAGCTTGTCCCTTTTATAGACGAAAGTATTCCGGGCCATCCCCATTTCCTTGCCGCAGTCGCGTTCGGAGCGGCCCTCCATCACAAGCTCACAGATTCGGCGACCTTCTGGATCAAGCTCGTCCAACTTATGAAGAAGTGTGTCCAGCAGTTCGCGGTCCTCCATCACGAATTGAGCGCTGGGCCTGTCATCCGGAAGATCTTCAAGCCAGCTTTTTTCGTTGCTATCCTCGTCGGTGACAGTGTAATCAAGGGAAAGCTCATCGCCGCCCTTGTGAAAACGGCAGGTGCAGCAGTCCATATCGCAGAGATAGCGCTTGCTGGCCGGACAGACACAACGGCCGTGTTCCTGTTGCCTGCGGCGATAGGCATTGATATCGCGGTAGTAATTATCAAAATCTGTTTTGCTGACCGGCACCCACTGATGCAAGTCCTTGAGGTAGATTTTGCGTTCTGTAGATTCGTTGTCATTGATTTTCATAGAGATTCCTCCGTTTGTCGTTTCTCGAAACGGAGGAATCTGCAGAGCTGACCTAAAAATGGCAATAGTATGCCGTCCGCAGTCCTAACGGATTACTCCGTTTCGGATTGCAGCTTCCTGCTCAGTAGTCAGCTGTACGTTATTCTGTTGTCCACCTCATCGCACTGAACCATCCGTGATCGGCGGATGTACTTTGAGGCGACGACCACATCAATTTCGCAAAATATCGTGTGCTTTGAAGAAACTCCTTTCGCGTTCACAAAATAATGTTGTTCTTTGCGAAATTTGGTGGTATAATGTATAAAAGCGGCTCGTAACAAGCACCTTGGTGGCTCTCTTACGGCTTCTTTTACACTTGTATTGTACAAAAATAGAATGTCCACGAACTTGACGTCCGTGGACATGAATGTACAAGTGATGTACAAATAGAGGAGGCGCGGTAATGACATTCAGTGAGTTTTTAAAGCTGATGCATTCATATATTGGATGCGGCGTTACTCAGCAAGACTATGTCTTGTATATCACCAACCTAATCATTCGGGAGCCATCAAGCGAATCTGAGGAGGCTGCAGACGAAGCCGATAATTATAATCCGATGTCAGGAAAATCGCCGAACCTGTTAAGCAAGATATACAACGGCGAGAGTAACAGAAAGATTGCAGTCAACGATGCCCGTCGCCTGCTAAGTCTTTTTTCCAAAACAAAATTTGTAGATGAATTTATAAGCGTAGACATGGAAGCCAGGGAGAACCTGGTGGGGGCTCTAAAAAAACATGAAATTACATCAACGGCAGAAACTGTTGATGAGGTATGCGCCGAAATTTTCTACAGACTAATTGAAGCAATGGCCACCGGCAGAAATTATATTTCTTCCAGCGACATTCCTCATGTTGATAGATATGGTCAGCGTCTGGCAGAGGCTCCTTTGACTTCTGTCTATGTCGAGGATGGAGTTATTCATATCGCGGACGAAAAAATAGAACTACCGATCCAGCTCACGCCAGAAGAGGAGTTTGCACCATATGAGTTGCCATATATCAATGCTTTATGTGATGCTTACGCCGATGCATTGTCAATGATAATTACGCCGGATGATATTGATAAATTGCCGAATCGCTACCATAAGGATTTTGTTTCACAACGTGAGGCATATTTTGCGGCTGAAAGTCTGCAGCGGTCTGTGCGCGAAGTATATTCAGATGGGGAAGATCAATTCAACAATTTAAAAAAAGAAGCATATGACGGCGTTGAAAACACATATCTTCAGGATTATGAGAACGGCTATAAACGCCTTCAAGCAGTAATTGATAAAATGCTGACCATGCCGCTTAGCGCGTCTACATTAGCACGCACTACAAATTTGATCAGGAATATGGTTAGAAAGGGCATTTGCCATGTTTTGGTGAATGATGGGCGCATCAAGTCCTGGGTAAATACCGATGAATGAAGTCTTTAATACACCTTTTGAGATTTCGCTCAGGATGGTATTACTGCTTTCTGCGTGCGATAATGCCATAACGGCGGATCGCGCGGCGGCCTTGGATTTTATAACTGTATACAGCAGCGCATTCCATTTATCTCAACAGTCAATCAATGGCGAGAATGATTTCGGATTCAGCGAATTTGCTACACGCCGGGAACTCGTTAATAAAGCTCTAAAGAGCATGGTTATTGACGGCTTGATGGCTGTTCGCAGAGACGAGTTGGGGTTTCAATATTCGCTCAGTCCATCTGGAAGAAAATTTTGCAGCAGCTTAAATAGCGAGTATGCAAAAGAATATAGTAAACTTGCGGCAATTACAGTGAGAAGCACAAAAACCAAAAGTGATGTAGATCTGTTGACTTTAATTACGCATGAGTCAACTCAATCGCTAAGGAGGTAGCGCTATGGCAAAAGGATTCTATATTAAACAAATCGTAGCAAAGAGCTCTACCAAAAGCGACTCTACAATCGAATTCTGCCCCAAGTTAAACATTATTGAGGGCCATTCCAATACGGGTAAGACCTGCGTTGCAAAGTGCATAGATTTTGCATTCGGCGGGTCAACGAAGAATCCATTTAAAGAATCATCCGGGTTTAACCGGGTGTGCATGACTGTTTCAACTTACGATGGGAAAGAACTCGTTATAGATAGAACCGTTGGTAAAAATCAGGCCATGGTCACAAGTGAAATAGATGGCATCAGCAGCGATACATATGATCTTGAACCCAAGAAGAATCAGAAGCATCCTGTCTTGAACACCATTTGGCTGATGCTCATGGGCATCAATTGCGATCCTGAGCCGCAGGTAGTTATTAATTCACGGTTTGAAAAGAAAAGGCTCACTTGGAAGAGTCTCCTCCGGCTCTTCTATTTGGACGAGGACCGGGTCGGAGATTCAGAATCGATAATTGTGCCTCAACACAGATATTATGAGAATACATATTTTTTATCTGCTCTGCTTTATCTGTTGACCGGGCGCGACTTTTCTGAAACAGATGCAAAAGCAAAAAAGGAAATACGTCAAGCACGAAAAAAGGCAATCACGGAGTATGCAAACGGCAAGATACAAGAAGCGACAAAACGTCGTGAGCTGCTTAGCAAACAATTGGAACTGTTTGATGGAATTGACGTTGAGCAAAAGATCGCCGAGTTGGTGCAATCTTTGGAAACTGCCGAGGAAGGTATTTCCTCCGCTCTAAATGAGAGTAAAACATTATTAAGTACAATCATGGAGACAGAAGAACGCGAAGCTGAATGTGATATTTTGCTTTCAAGGTTTAAACAACTTAAGGGGCAGTATTCGGCAGATATCAAGCGGCTTTCATTTATCGCAGATGGGGAAAACGAGCTTAGCAACGTACCCAAGCCTGCCAATTGTCCTTTCTGCGATGGTAAGATTGCACCTCGCGGAAGAAAATCATATATAGATGCTTCTAAAGCAGAACTAAAGAGAATTGCGGCACAACTGGAAGGACTTATTAGTTCTGAGCAGGATGTTCTGGCTGAAAAGTCGGAAATTGAAGAGAAACTAAAGGAGCTTCGGCAGAAACGCGATAATATTGAAGCATTAATAAAAGAGGAATTGCAACCCAAGGCGAGCCAGTTGAGCGAATCTATTGCATCTTATAAGGCTTATATACAAATTTCTAACGAAATAAAATTGGTGTCGTCTTTTGCACAGGATTTCGCTGTTGATATCAACACCTACTCTACTGATGAAGATGAAAATGAGATTGAATATCACCCCAGGGAGTATTTTGACGATGACTTTCAAAGCGTGATGACTGAGTACGCCATGCAAATCCTCCGTGAATGCAATTACGAAAATCTTACGAGCGCTCGTTTCGATATGAGTATTTTTGATATTGAAGTCAATGGCGAAAGCAAGGAAAATAGTAATGGAAAAGGCTATAGAGCATATTTGAACTCAGTCGTAATCTTAATGTTCAGAAAGTATCTTTATAAATACGCGAAGTTCGACCCAAGAATGTTTATTATTGATACCCCGCTACATGGCTTCGACGAGGGCATCGATGAAACAGCACCAGAAAGTATGCGAACAGCTCTTTTCCAGTACTTTATTAATCATCAGGATGAGGGACAATTGATAGTGATTGAAAACTTGGATCACATTCCCCATTTGCCGTATGAAAAATCCGGCGCGACAGTAACAAAATTTGTAAAAGGACGCGAACCAGGTAGGTATGGTTTTTTAAATGATGTTAAATGAATTTGTGAGCAACAGCAAAGCAGGAGGCGAACCCATGAAATTTAGTTATAACAAGCTTTGGAAACTTATGATTGATAAAGGTATCAACAAAAAAAGCCTGCGTGAAATGAGTGGCATTAGCGCAACGTCTGTTGCAAAGCTTGGAAACGGTGGAAATGTAAACACCGAAATTCTACTCAAGATTTGCGCAGCATTGAATTGTGATGTTGGAGATATTATGGAAATCGTCCCAGACGACAAGTAA